ACCGATGGTCTGAGTTTGCTTTGATCTTGTCGCTGTAGATGTAATCGAAGTCTCCCATGTTGAGCACGCGCATCGTTTGTTGTGCGTAAGATGCTGCACGAGTGCGAACCTGTTGGTGCGTGTAAGCACGGCTCACCCCTTCAACAAGGAAAACGTAGTCAACAAATTCCCATGAGCTTGGGATGGTGTTGGCCATGTATTCCAACTCTGCCATCTTCTCTTCGTGGGTCTTGTTCCTGATCTCTTCCAGCAGTCCTGGACTCATGGTCAGGCGTGTCGCCTTTGTGAACATCAAGATGTTCTCGGCGTCTTCGGTGTGGCTAATCAATGTGACTTTCATTTCATTTCTCCATTCTAAGTTTTCGGTGGGGTGGTCAGCCCCACCGTTTCAGTTACACCAAGGCAAATTCATGACCGTTGAATTCTGCTGTGCCTTCGGATTTCAACAACATGCGGAACTTGATGTGACTGCCTAAGGGCAAACCAAGATCCTGAAACGCTGCACGCACCGAACGGTACGAGTGTTTACCATCAACCAAAACTCCATTGCGTTGCGAACGCGCATTGCGTACTTCTTCATTACTCCAACTTGCCGCAACCGCTGCACTACGTGCCTCGTTTTTGGTTTGAGCTTCCATAAGTTTCTCCTGGAAAAATTGTTTGCGCTCTGCTGCGACGATTCGAGCTTTCGCAAGCTGTCGTTCGCCTTGAGCACGGGAAGAGAACCGTGTGATAGACTTGCCTGTGAGCGTGTTGTACTCTGCAATCATATCTTGGGTTCGCATTGAGTTGAACATCTTCTTTCTCCATTCTAAGTTGTTTCGTTATTCTGCCGCAACATTCGTTCTCAGGCAACATTTATTTTTGAACGCTCATAAGCTGACCCTTTCATCAGCTTCTTCAGAACATAAATGTCTTTGAGAACGTCGTCGAGTAAGAGGTTACGCCATGTACCAAACCGACCAAGGCTGTAGATGCCATAGGTCGTTGTCAAGTCGTAGATGAATTGCTTGCGCCACACGTCATCGATCGGTGCAATCTTACCGAACCGTTGTGACACTTTTTCGATTGGTTCACAGCTGCTTGCGCTGATGCCGAACGCAGGGAAGAAGTCATAGTCGTCTGCCTCGTCTGCATACTCAGCGATCAACAAGTCGCCAGTGATTGATGCACGGTACAGTGATGTTTCGAGTGACGGGAAGTAAACCGTCTGGAACACATCAGCGTTTGGAATGCGCCAACGTCTGACTGTGATCTTCTCGCTCTTGAACTCTTGAGTGTGTTGCATGCCAGTGAACCGCGTCATTAGGCTCATAGGCAGTGTGCTGATGATCTGTTCTGTTGACGCTTTTGCTTTGGCGATGTCTTCGCCTGTGACCTTGTGGTTCCAAACGATCCGATCCGCGCAACGCTCTGCCAACTGACCAATGAAGTCGTCAGGCGCGATGAAGCGGTCAACCGCGTCAAGGTTCCAGATGCTGCGGTCAGCGAGCTTGCCAATGACCTTTTGTGAGTACCAGTTTGCGTACTGGATGCTTGGCGCAACAGGCTTGCCATCCCATATGTTTTTGTACACTCTCACCTTGCGGAAGTCAATGCCAACACTGTCACCGACCGCCGATGTACGAAAGCGAAGAACAGCTTTGTGATTGACGGTGTCGCTGTCTCCTGCTTCATAAATGGTTGCGCGTTGAAAGTGACAACCAGCCAACAGCCCAGCAAGACCTGCACCGAAAATCTTCATGTTATGTTCTCCGATCTAAGTTGATTCTCCGCTATTATGGATCCGTCTGCGAAAAATGGCAACCTCTTTTTTCAGAAAAAATATAGTTTGCCTTCTTGTGAATTTTCGTAGATAATAAAAAGGCTCAAAAAAGCAGTTGCGAATTTTGCCAGACTGAGGCAAACTAGCGACACCACAACGTGAGAAAGGAGAAATTTAGAAATGCCTAAAGTGTTCGTAACACAAGTTCCTAACAGGCGCGACAGGGAAACCAACAGCTTTGTACCAGCTGTCAACATCGCTCCTGCTGCAGAACATGGTGAACCAGTCATACTGATGCCGCCGCGTGCGTCATTCTTTGCGACTGGCGATCTTGTCGCGCAGATGAAGGAAAAGCTACAAGACTATGACTACGAAGGTGGTGATAGCATTGTGGCACTCGGAGATCCCGCTGTCATCGCTGTTGCCTTTGCAATCCTCGGCAAGATGCATGGCAAGTTTCAGGTTTTGAAGTGGGATAAGAACGTGGGACGGTACATCCCATCGCAAGTATCTGTTTAACTTAGAACTGGAGAATGATATGCCAATAACCCTAGATGAAATGTCTGCACTTGCTCGTGCTTTGGTCGATGCTGACAGAGCGATCGAAGATGCTGAACAGGCTTTGAAGGACACGAAAGAGCAAGCACGCATCCTGCGTGAAGAAACAATTCCCTCTGCCATGCAAGAGCTTGGCGTTGAAGAATTGAAGCTGTCAACTGGACAAAAGATCACGATCGGTCAAGAAGTCTACGCTTCCATCCCTGCCGCGAACAAACACGCTGCAATGGAATGGCTTGAGTATAATGGCTTTGGGGGACTGATCAAGGTCGGTGTTCAAACACAGTATGGCAAGGGCGAAATTGAGTCCGCTAAAGAGCTTTACAAAGAGCTGCAGCAACGCGGCATCAATTGTAAGTTCGATGAGACCGTTCACCCCCAAACGCTCAAGGCGTTCCTCAGAGAACAAATCAGCAACGGCAACAACGTGCCGTTAGAACTTTTCGGTGCTCGTCCTGTCTGGACAGCAAAAATCAAGTAACTCCAAGGAGAATTTATCATGGCACAAGCTAAGAAGACTGAAGTCGCAGAAGTAAAAAACAACCTGCCAGCTGCAATGATGGCGGATATGGCAGCAGACGCTGGTATGGGTCTGGAAGGTGCAGACAAAGATTCGTTTGCAATACCGTTCCTGCAAATGCTGCAGGGATTGTCGCCTCAACTTGAAGAAGTTGACGATGCCAAACCAGGATTGTTCATCAACACCATCACCAACGAAACCTACAAAGAGGTCATGGTCATCCCATGCGCCTACCAACGCCGCTATTTGCGTTGGGCTCCACGTGACGCTGGTGGCGGTTACAAGGGTGATTACTCTCCAATCGAAGTCGAGACAGGCAAGATCCTCGGCATTGAACGAGACGCAGACGGTAAGTTGCGTTACGAAGGCGACGAACTCAAAGACACGCGCAACCACTTTGTTCTCGTGCAAAACCGTGCTGGCGTTTGGCAACCTGCGCTGCTCGCCTTGAGCTCAACGCAGATCAAGAAGTCCAAGCGTTGGATGAGCTTGATTCAAGGCATTGAGTTGCGCGATCCTAACGGCAAAGCGTTCAACCCACCATCGTTCTCTCACATCTACAAACTGACAGGCGTGAAAGAAGAAAACTCCAAAGGCGCATGGTGGGGCATCAACGTTGAGGTTGCAAAGCCGATCGACGATGGCGATCTGTACATGAAAGCAAAAGACTTCTCTAAGCAAGTTGCTGAAGGTGCGGTACAAGTTTCCGAGCCTGTCTCAGACGGTGGGACAGAGGACGAACGCTTTTAATCGTACGCACTGAGGCAACAACCTAAAGGCGTACGGTCGTTTGGCTGTGCGCCTTTCTTGTTTAGAGGAGTAAAATAATATGAAAGAAACGCACGAGGCTGCTGTCACGTATGCAAACATGGGATGGATGATATTCCCTTTGCATTCGATTGACAAGCAAGGCAAGTGCACATGTGGTAACTCAACTTGTTCAGACGCAGGTAAACATCCACGTGTTGCGCGTGGGCTCAAAGAGGCTAGTCGTGACCTTGCTCAAATTGACGCATGGTTCGGCAAGGACGCACCGTTAAGCAACATCGGAATAGTCACAGGGGAAATCTCAGGAATAACCGTGATCGACGTTGACATTGGCGACGGTAAGTTCGGCGCAGAGTCATGGGCTGACGCAATAAAAGATCATGGCGAACCTCAAACGCTCATGGCTGAAACTGGATCGGGTGGCATGCACTTTATCTTCCAGTACAATTCAGCGTTGAAAACAGCGAGCAACGTTCTCGGCAAAGGCGTTGACTCACGCAATGATGGCGGCTACATTGTTGGTGCGCCTTCACGTCACCGCTCTGGCGGCGTTTACAAATGGCTCAACTGGGGCGACAAACTCGCAACGCTCCCTGCTCACCTTTCGCGACGCAAAGAAATGCGTGGACGTCCGAAGAAAGACGACATGTATCGCGGCAAGTATACAATCGAGCAAGTCAAGACGATGCTCGAAAGCGTACCCGCAGACGACAGGGACTTGTGGCGGTCGGTTGGTATCATTCTCGGCAGAGAGTTTGACCGTGTGGACGAGGCGTGGATTGTTTACCAACAATGGTCAGACAAGTTCAGCGGCAAGAAAGGTCGCAACCACGATGCCATAATGCATGAAGCGTTCTACGAGCTGAGCCAGCAGAACGCCGACAAACAACTGTCAGTCGGCACAATCGTCAAGGCTGCGCTGGACAACGGTTGGGCTCCGCAAAGCGGTGAAGTGCCTCTCGGCAACTTCATCTACTACGGTCCAGGAAACAACTACATATACCGACCAACAAACAGCTTCTGGATTGCCGCCGCAGTCGACTCAGCGGTTTCGCCTGTCAACGAAAACGGCAAGCTCATGAAGGCGTCCGATTGGCTACGCAAAAACGCTCTGGTCACCTCGATGACTTCCGATCCGTCCATCGAAGAAGACTACGTCAAAGGCTACGATTGCCGCGACGGTGAGGTGGTCAAATCCGCTGGTGCAGCATTGTTCAACAGCTACCGACGACCGACGATCGAACTAGGCGTACCAAAGATGGCGCAACCGTTTGTCGACCACGTTGAACGTGTGTTCAACAAGACAGGAGACGCTGACCAGTTCCTCGATTACATGGCTCACCGCGTTCAAAAGCCATGGGAGAAACCGCGATTCGCTTTGCTGATTGCAGGCGGTCAAGGCGTTGGAAAAGATACGGCAGTCGAGTTTTGCGCCCCAGCGATCGGCGCATGGAACGTTGCCAACATCGATCCTGGTGCCTTCGAGCAGTCGTTCAATGAGTATTGCGCGGCAACCCTCGTACGCATATCAGAGGCAGCAAACCTGCACGAAATGTCCAAGTGGGCGTTCAACGAACGAACAAAGGTGTTGATTGCAGGCTCACCCGATTACTGTCAGGTCAATCCCAAGTACGGTCAAAAGTTCTCGGTGCGCATGTATTGCGGCGTGATCATCACCACCAACCACCTTGCCAACGGCATCTACATCCCCGAGGACGACCGCCGCTACGACGTGATCGACTGCGCAACAATGGATGAGATGGGGCTGCGCAAGGAAGACGTCAGGCGCGAATACTTCTCTGACCTGTGGGAGTGGTTCTTCGAAGGTGGTGCCAGCCACATTGCCGCCTACCTGCATGAGCGTGACATAAGCAAGTTCAACGCAAGCAACGGTCAACGCAAAACCGACGCGCACAAAACAGTCGTTGCCTCTGGCATGGCAGGAGACCAATGGTTGGACGATATTCTCGATGATCTGGCATTGCCGCAAGCGGTTCGGTCAGATTGGATCTTAACTAAAGCAGTCGCCAACGGCGAAAAAGAAGGAGACATAAAACGCAAACTATCCAACTCAATGACACGCAGCGGTTACAACTTGCATCGCTCTGAAAGAAAGGATGGTCGATGGAAGATCGGCTCAAAAATAGTAACGGTCTACGTCAAGAATGGCACGCCCAAGTCGTATGACCCAAGTGAGGAATTGTCCAATGAACCGTTTTGATCCATTCGATCCCAAGAACAGGGACAGAAGGAAACGTAGGACGAAAGAACAAATCAGAAGAGATACGGAGTTGTGGGAAATGAAAATCGACGACGCCTTCAAAATAGTTTTGAACGACATGGGCTGGCCAGAGTACATCCAGTCCAACACTCTGCTCGAAGACGCAGCTGCTCACCACAGCAATTATTATGCTCTGAAAGCTAATGTTGGAAGGTCTATGAATCGTATCGGTTACGTCAAAATGATCAATCCAGACACCTCAGACGGTCGCTGGAAGGCGAACACTAAATCGTTCGTTGTCTACAAAAAAGAGGGTCTAGAAGACCTCGATCGTGATGAGCTTGCTGTGGAGCTTGAGTGGTAATCAAAGGACTTGGAGAAATTTTCCAAGAGCGACGAGAGATGGTGGAAAGGTGTTTGAAAACAATCGTTTATCGACGAAGGTGCACCGCCGCTGTCTCTCTGAGCAGTCCTCTGGACTTGATAAAACTACGTTGAGTATTCTAATTATAATAGTAGAGAAAATACAGAATATTTCATATAATATTAATTTATATTTTCTACTATAATTACCACGTTCAGAGGACTCAAACTTTAAACTTGCCTTGTGCGAACAATGGTCACATAATTCGAGCAACAATGTAGAGGTGCGTGCGTTGAAAAAGTACACTGAAACAGAAAAGAAAAAGATTACAGAGCAAGTGTGCGCTCTGATGTCCGCAGGAATGCCGTGCGGAAAAGCATGCTCCAAAGTCGGTGTTCCGAAGTCTACTTTCCTCGGTTGGACACAAACTGGCGGCTCAGTAGCCGACCAGTACGCGCTCGCGCGCGAGGAGCTCATCGATCATTGGGCTGAAGATGTGTTGAACATCGCAGACGCAGATCCTGTGCAGGTGGTTGATCAAAACGGCGTTGCGCGTTATGACGCGGCGGCGGTGCAACATGCGCGGTTGCGCATCGACTCACGCAAGTGGTTGCTCAGCAAGCTCAAGCCAAAAGAATACGGCGACAAGGTCACGCAGGAACACACTGGCAAAGACGGTGGTCCAATCGCGATGGCGGCGGTCGACCTGAAGAACCTCGAAGACGGTGAGTTGGAAAGCATGATGGAGTTGCTTGAGAAAGCAACGAAAGGCGGCGACTGATGAAGTGCGGCACGATCTTCCCAGACGAATATCATATTGTGCCGTGCAATGATTTCAGAGAACACGTTTCAACCTGCGAGTGTTGGTGCAATCCAACGTACTGGGACGAGGAAGACTTTGTTACGTTCGTTCACAACCCTCTTGATGGTCGAGACAAAATGATTCGTGGGGAGATGGGCTACCAATGAACGCTCCAATGCAACCTGCAGTCATGCTCGACTTAGTGCGGAAAGAAAAACAACGCCGTGCAGCAAGTGCATCGTTGTATGAATTCGTAAAACAAGCATGGCATGTCGTTGAACCAGGAGTGAAGTTCGTCGAGAGTTGGCACATTGAAACGATCTGCGAACATCTTGAAGCGGTCACGCAAGGCGACATCCGCAAACTAATTATCAACATCCCACCACGACATTCGAAGTCCACGATTGTGTCGGTCATTTGGCCGATGTGGGAATGGTTAGCGCAACCAGACGAGAAGTTTCTTTGCGCTTCATACTCTGGCAACCTGAGCATAAGAGACAACCTAAAAGCTCGACGACTCGTTCAATCACCTTGGTATCAGGAGCGATGGGGTCACATGTTCAGGCTTGCTGGAGACCAAAACGCAAAGCAGAGGTTCGAGAATGACAAGACAGGTTACCGTCTTGCAACCTCTGTCGGCGGTACAGCGACTGGTGAGGGTGGTTCGCGTTTGATCCTTGACGATCCGCATTCCGCTCAGGAAGCTCAGTCTGACGCCGTGCGTGAGTCAGCTTTGGAATGGTTTGACATGGTGTGGTCAACACGTCTCAACGATCCCAAGAACGACGCAATGGTCACCATCATGCAGCGTCTCCATGAACGAGACATAAGCGGTCACATCCTTGAGGACATCGGCGGTTGGGAACACTTGATGATCCCTGCTGAATGGGATGGCGTAGTGCGCAAGACATCGTTGGGCAAGTACGATCCACGCAAGAACAAAGGCGATCTGATCTGCCCTGAACGCTTCGGCGAGAAAGAGATCACCGACCTCAAGCAATTGCTCGGCACATACGGCACCGCAGGTCAGCTGCAACAAGACCCAACACCGTCTGAAGGCGGCATACTCAAGACAAACTACTTGGGGCTGTGGCCACACGACGAAGGTCTGCCACCGTTCGAGTACATCTTGCAAAGCTATGACTGTGCATTCACAGAGAAGACGACAGGCGATCCGACAGCGTGTACCGTCTGGGCGGTGTTCACACACAACGGTGAACGCCACATGATGCTCATTGACGCTTGGGACGAACATTTGTCGTACCCTGACTTGCGCAGCAGAGCGATCAAGGACTGGGGAACAGAGTACGGCGGCATCAGCGAGAAGTCTCCTTACAGCCGCCCACGCAGACCAGACCGCGTGCTCATCGAAGCGAAGGCGTCAGGACAATCGTTGATCCAAGACTTGCGTTTGGCAAAGGTTCCAGTCGTTGGCTACAATCCTGGACGCGCAGACAAGATCAGCCGTGCTCACCAAGCAGCACCGACACTCGAACTGGGACACGTTTGGATTCCTGAGTCTGGCAAGAACAAGGGTCAGCCAGTCACGTGGGCT